CCACGCTTCAGGTAACTGCGGTGTGGGACCGCATACGTACCGGGGATTGTCCCCTCTCGTCCATAATCGTCTGGCTGACGACTATGCATTGAGAGGATAGGACTCCAGTCATGCGCACCCGTCACTTTGTGACGAGCGCGTGTGCGTAGGGCGTATATCTCAAGCAACTGCAAGTCCCGATTAACTCGGGTCTTGAAGTGCTTTCGGTTATACGACCATACGTCCCCATAAGGTTCGAGCCAATGTAGGAAGTCCACCGTATCAACGGTGGCCAGTGGTAAGCGTTCAAATGTCGCTTCCACTTTCTTCCTTATATAGGCTGCGGACCTATGATATCCAGACCTAACTAACTGCGAGTAATAAGCAGTATAGCTAGGAAGGATCTCGGTACGGTTCGACGACCATACTGACCTCATCTTGAGGGGGGTGACATTGGTGCCTTTATAGGCATCCATCCCGCAGGACTCTCGGAAGAGTCCCTCAGTACAGCTCTTCCTCTCATTGAACTTTAGTCCAAAGAGGGGTAAGTGCTGCATTACACACGCATAGTCTTCGCGGTGTAATATGATGTCGTCTCCATAGACCCATACCCTAGCAGCCGCTTGATAAAGCGGAAGGGCACAGTGTCTATGAATCGTCGATACGGCAAGTGCCCAAAAAACAAAACGCCTCTACAGGAAAGCATAAAGCTGAACCCATAGGAGCGAATTTGTTAAGGGACACTATCTTACCACTCGGTAGCCGAGTTGCTTCAGTCCGTAACGCCATCAAGGCATTGCGGAGCACAGGGACACCATCGAAAAGGTCGTTGACCAATTCTTTGGAAACCCTGTCTGATGCTTCTTGCATATCAAGGGTAACGTACTGACCATCTATCGATCCAGCAAGAGCGAGCTCACGATTAATCTCCTGGGAGGTGAAATTCACCATACCAGAAGTAAGATTATGAGACTCGAGGTGCTTTACCATTGCACCTCCTAGGCCCTGCTGCATCCATTGATACTCTAGAGGTTCGCAGCTAATGAGCCGCGGACCCTTCGAGTTCTTTGGAACGAGGATCACTTTGGCGACGCCATTTTCTAGCGTCTCCATTGCTTCCAGCGTTGATAGTTCGTCACACAGGTGGCTAGCATTGTAGAAGAAGTACTCCGAATAGGGGTAAATCATCTCAATACTGGGGTAGTAGCGTTTGAAACGCATCTTTTCCCAGTTAGCCTCTCCCGTGGCGACCGCGCCAGGCCCATGCCTGCACGCGATGTCATACGGATCGAATGAACAAAAGACCCGGGCCGTTAAGGCCCGGGCCAGAGACAGGATCACTCGTCCTTCGGCGCTTTCTGACCCTTCAACATATGAAGGAGCCAGTGTAGCATCCGTAAGGACAAACTGATCCAGAACGTCTTGTTCTTGTTCATTCGTGAACGGTAGCTTTAACTTATAAAGTAAGAAAGCTACTTGCCTCATCGACTTGACTGCTTCAGTTGCAACTACTGGGTAGTCGTCAACCAAACCGTCGGTATTAACGACCTGCTCCATCAAACTACCCATGAATAATGGGATGTTTGTGCCTCTCTTCTTTTGGAAGTGAGGTATGGAGAGCGGATCGTTGCTACTAAGAACCCTGTCAAGGGCCTTACCATATTCAGGAAGGGTTTTCGTCAAAAACGAAATCCCTTCATGGCGACATCTATCGCGGATCTCCTGAATGTCCCGGTCGAAACCAGCACAGTCAATATAACCCGTGAAGCGGTCAGCTAAGTCTCCGAAGAGACTGCAGTAGAGCTCGACATAAAAATCGAGCAGGCTATTGTGGATCCCCATAAGGGTGTTTCCTCCTAGCAACAATACTGTTCATCTCCCGAAGACCCCTGATCAGAGGACGACGGATCCGGAGTCGGGCTTAGAAAGCCCTGGCTCCAGATCGGGTAACCCTAATTTTACTTAGGGTTCCCCAGCCAGCCACTTGGCGAGGCGTACCGGTCCATGCGTGGCTTCAATGAAGAAGTCCGTAAGGATCGTCACGCCATCACCAACGTCGCTGCTGTCAAATGTACCGTCCTGCGGTATTACCGCAATCGTGTACATTTGCAGAGTGCGTAATTCACCATCCGAATTCGGCTTGGTGTACACCCACTGCACGCGCCGCCGATCTGAAAGCTTACCGCTTGGACCCTGCGTATCATGACTAATCGTGATATGCTTTTGGGTCCCCGCAGCAAGCCCAGCTACTCCACGAATCGACGTATCGTCGACAATGGAGCGGAGCGTATAGGCCTCAGAATTGAGGGTGATGGGATCTGATAGCATTGTTGCTTTCTTTTCTTATCGTTTACGTTTACCGGATACTGCCAATAACAGTGAAGCCGCAAGTGCGACTTTCCTGCCGTTGGACGGCACCAGCGAGAAAGGAGACGACATGGTAGGTACCATGCGCTCCCGTTGGTAATACTCGCTCTCAATGTAGTAGACCGGAACGCCGCTGCCTTTAATGGCATAAGCGTCCCCGATCTCCCATTGAGCAGCGAGCTTAGTTACTAGTTTCTGCGAACAGCAGAAGTCTAGCACAGTAACACTAGCTGGATTGAGATCATGTCCGAACCACTTATCCAATAAGTCTCCTACATTGTAAAACCAATCAATGAGGAAACTAAATGGTATTGCGTTCCAGACGATCGAGGGTCTTGTCGGTGATATGCCTAATTGGCCCATCACTCCCAAGATGTTACTCGTGATCTCGCTCATGTACGGGATACTATAAGAATATCTCATAGTAGCATGACGCTCTATCTTCGGCGTAAGCGGTCTTGTAACTGAAATGCTTTGATTTGCATTCCAGTAAAAGCCCGTATCGCTGAAATCAGGAGCGTCCTCCTCCTCGCTGTAATGGCGAGTTTGAGGTATTCCCGCCCTGTCTCGATAATCCTTTATCCTCTCCATTAAACGGGAGAAGATATTAGACATCCGATTCAGGTCACCAACAAACGGTCGTATGGCAAACTCCCAACTCAGATGTGCACCAGCAACCGCCTTTGCCACTTTGGCAAAAGGCGCGCGCTTGTACGCATAAGAGTTTAGAAGTTGGGTAATGAACTCCGGATCTTTACGTTCCAGCCTTCGAAGGGCTGAACTCATAAAGGAACCGGGTCGCATACCCCTTTTCAAGTTCCATACGGCTTTCAGACTACGATGTAACTGCTTCAAGTCCTTCATTTCATAAAAGAAATTCAGGATGGAGAAGTTACTCTCTAGCGACGGTTCCATGGCTTGGTACGCGCGGTAGCTAAACGCACTCCAGTCAAAATCTTCCCACGCCAAATTTGGCAATAGGTCGAGCATGACTGACGGGTTTTCGTTTGTATAAACGTTTCCCTTGAGCGCTGCTACAAGACGCGCACTTGTCCCTGGTCCTGGTCGCAGATACGAGCGCTGGTAACTGGGATCACTCCCAATTTCCAGATGCTGGAGCTCTGCTCCAGTAGGTTCCGAGAGCTGCCTTCGAAGGTGATAACACCTCCCAAAGCGTGTGCCCCCGGTATTCTCGTATTCGATGATTTCATCGAGAGAATCAACAGTAACCGCGGAGTAGGAACCGACCACCGTACTACCCTGAGGGGGTGTTGAGCCCCACCAGATGTTCGGATGGTCGTTAACCGCCACCAATGTGGAGGCGGGTATTACCTGCTCTTCGGATCGCTGTTTAATCATAGTTATGTTGTTGGGTTAAGGTTAGTATTGGCTGTCCAGCCCTCAATTAGAG